GGACATGGATGAGAAGTCGTTCCGCCAGGAGTTCGAGGCAAGCTTCGAGACCATGTCGGGCCGGGTGTACTACCCGTTCGATCGCAACATCCACATCCAGCCGGTCGAGTTCAACCCCAAGCTGCCTATCTGGGTGGGTATGGACTTCAACATCGACCCGATGTCCACGGTGATCTATCAGCCGCAGTTGAACGGCGAGCTGTGGGCGGTGGATGAGATCGTGCTGTTCGGCTCGAACACCGAAGAGGTCTGCGAGGAGCTCGAGAAGCGCTTCTGGCGCCACCAGAACCAGATCGTTATGTACCCCGACCCTGCCGGCGGCCAGCGCCAGCACGCTCGCGGGGAGACCGACATGGACATCCTGCGCGAGAAGGGCTTCAAGCGCATCAAGTACCGCAAGAAGCACCCGATGGTGGCCGACCGCGTGAACGCTGTGAATCGGATGCTCAAGGACGCCAACGGGGCGGTTCGACTCAAGGTCAACCCCAAGTGCAAGCACTTCATCAACGCGCTGGAGCAGACGATCTACAAGAAGGGCACCCGCGAGGTGGACAAGTCTGCCGGCACCGAACACTCGGCCGACGCCGGCGGTTACTGCATCGAGTTGGAATTCCCAGTTCGTAAAATTGAAATTGGCGGCTTGTCAATCTAAGGATTGACTAAGTCATCCGTGACGTATAAGATAGGAAAATCATGGCAAAACTTACGATGAAACCTGGCGAGAGCTTCGCCGTCGATCCCAAGTCCGAATTGGCCGGCGGCACCGTCGCGCCCGTGACGGACGACCAGAAGAAGCTGCGTGCCCTCATCGAGCGGCGCCATCCCGAATACGCCGAGAACGTGGATCACTGGGACTTCCTCGAGGACACCTACGAGGGCGGCCGCGAGTGGTTCAACGAGAACGTGTTCCGCTACATCAAGGAAGGCGACACCGAGTACGCCGACCGTCTGACCCGCGCCTACCGCTTCAACCACTCCCGCGAAGTCGTGGACCTGCTGAACAAGTACCTGTTCAAGCAGAACATCCAGCGCAACGAGGCTGATGCACCGGAGTCCGTCAAGCGCTTCTGGAAGAAGGCCACCCGCAACGGCCTGAGCATCAAGGAGCTCTCGCGCCAGATTTCCAAGAAAAGCTCGATCTACGGCCGCATCGGCGTGGTGATCGACACCACCAACGGCACCACTCAGGCGCCCGTGCTGTCCAAGGCCGAGGAGAAAGCATCCGGTGTTCGCACCTACGCCTACACCGTCGGCCCCGAACAGCTCCTGGACTACGCCTTTGACGAAGACGGCGCACTCGAGTGGGTGCTGATCGAGGAGTGCGTGCGCGATGCCGCCGACCCGATGAACTCGTCCGGCGAAGAGGTCGAGCGCTTCCGCCTGTGGACCAAGACCGACTGGCAGCTCTACCAGGAGTTCAAGGAGGGCCGCCGCAAGGTGGTCAAGCTCGTGGACTCGGGCGTCCACAACCTGGGCATCGTGCCGGTGGTGCTCGCCGACAACATCATCTCCGACGAAGAGTATTCCGCCCAGGCGCTGATCGACGAGATCGCCTACCTGGATCGTGCGGTCGCGAACTACCTCTCGAACCTGGACGCCATCATCCAGGACCAGACCTTCTCTCAGTTGGCCATGCCGGCGCAGAACATCCTGCCAGGCGAGGACAACTACACCAAGCTGATGGAGATGGGCACCAAGCGCATCTTCCTCTACGACGGCGAGTCAAGCACTGCGCCGTTCTATCTGTCGCCTGACCCCAAGCAGGCACAGATGATCCTGGCGGTCATCAACAAGATCATCAACGAGATTTACCACACGGTCGGTCTCGCCGGTGAACGGACTAAACAGGACAACGCGGTCGGTATCGACAACTCCAGTGGTGTGGCCAAGGCTTATGACTTCGAGCGAGTGAATGCTCTGTTGGCGGCCAAGGCAGACAGCCTGGAAGTGATCGAGAACAAGATCGTGACGATCGTCGCCAAGTGGAGCGGTGAAGAGGTTGACGATGGGAAGGAGCTCGTCTCCTACCCCGATGACTTCGACACTCGTGGCCTCTACGACGAATTCGACATCGCCGCACGACTCATGCTGATCAGCGCTCCGGACGCGGTTCGCCAAGAGCAGATGAAGTCGGTGCTGGACAAACTCTTCCCCCAGTTGGCCAAAGAGCTTCGCGCCAAGATGGAGAAAGAGCTGAAAGAGTGGCCGGTTGACCCCGCAACGCTGATGGCAGACCCGAACAAGCCTGCCGCCGGCGCGAAGGAAGCAACCAAGCCCAAATCGAATCAAGGGGCCGTTGGCTCCTCGAAGGGGGAATAAGCCCCCGCAACGCCAACAAGCGAATGTTGGCGTGATCACAACTCAACGACCAAGAGAACGGTCTGGAAGGTAAAAATATGTTCGTTACACGCAATGTTGCACGCAAGTACATGGCACCCCAAGATGGAGACGGTGGTGACGGCGGCGGTGGTGGTGGCGGTGGTGGCGGCGATGACGCTGCGGCTGCAAAAGCTGCCGAAGAAGCTGCTGCTGCGAAGGCTGCTGAAGAAGCTGCCGCAAAGAAGGCCGCTGATGATGCTGCCGGCGGCAGCAAGAAGCCGAGCGACGAGGAGGCACGCCTTCTCAAAGAGAACATGAAGAAGAAGGAAGCGCTGGACAAAGCCAACGCCGAACTCAAGAAGACCCAGGACGCCCTGAAAGCGTTCGAGGGCATCGACCCCGAAGCGGTTCGCAAGCTGCTGGCCGACCAGAAGACGGCCGAGGAAAAAGCGCTTGAAGCCAAGGGCGACTGGGATCGCCTGAAGGGTCGCATGGCCGAAGAGCACGGCAAGGAAGTCAAGACGCTGCAAGACCAGATCGCAGCCCTGACCGCCAAGCTGAACAACACCGAAGGCACGATCAAAGACCTGTCGATCGGCACGCAGTTCTCGCAGAGCAAGTTCATCTCGGAAGAGCTGACGCTGACGCCTGCCAAGACCCGCGTGATCTACGGTGACTACTTCGACGTGGAAGACGGCAAGGTCGTGGGCTATGACAAGCCACGCGGCGCAGCCAACCGCACTGCCATCGTTGACCAGTACGGCAACGCCGTGGACTTCGAGGGCGCACTGCGCAAGATCATCGAGGCCGATCCCGAGAAGGATCACCTCCTGAAGAGCAAAATGAAGCAGGGCGCAGGCTCTGATTCACGTAAGCCGTCCGGTCAGCAAAAACAAGAAGTGCCCGCTGATGGCATTTCCAAGATTGCATCCGGATTGAAAGGTCTCAAGGTCATCTAAGTAATAAGTCACCGATGACTTGCTTTTTGCCACAAAGTGTGGTAGAGTATTGCCTCATCGGTGACTTAGAGCGACGTAAGGGCCGAGGCATTGAACAAACCCCTCCTCGAAAGGAAATCAAATGGCTCTCCTCCGCGCAGAAGCTGAGAAACTGAGTAACAACCAGCTCATCGCTGGCGTTATCGACCAGATCATCGAACGCGATGACCTGATGGCTATCCTGCCCTTCATGGGCGTGAATGGCAAAGCATACGTCTACAACCGTGAAAACACCCTGGGTGGTGCTGCATGGCTTGACCCCAACGAAGCGATCAGCGAAAGCGCTGCGACCTTCACTGAAGTGGTCGCCAAACTGCGCATCCTGGCTGGCGACGTGGACGTGGACAAGTTCCTGCAATCCACTATGGGCGACACCAACGACCAGATGGCGATCCAGATTGCGAAGAAGGCCAAGGCCGTCTCTCGCGAATTCCATCGCACCCTGGCCAAAGGCGACGCCACTGCCAACGCCAAAGAGTTCGACGGTCTGCCCGTTCTGGCCGCTGCCGCTGGTGGCACCCAGACTGTGGCCGCTGGCGCCAACGGCAACGCACTGACTCTGACCATGCTGGACGAGCTGGTTGACTCCGTGCCCAACGGTCCTGACGTGATCGTGATGCGTCGCGGCACCATCCGCGCCTTCCGCGCTCTGTTGCGTGCAACTTACGGCACCGACGCCGTGATGCAGCAGCTCGAGAACTTTGGTCGCCCCATGCTGACTCACAACGGCATCCCGATCATCATGAACGAGTTCCTGGCCGCCGACGAAACCCAAGGCAGCAATGCCAACACCGCTTCCGTCTACGCCCTGCGCTTGAACGAACTGGACGGCCTGCACGGTCTGTACGGTGGTGACAACGCCGGTATCGTGGTCGAGAACATCGGCACCGTTCAGAACAAAGATGCCACCCGCATCCGTCTGAAGTGGTACACCGGCCTGGCACTGAAGAGCACCCGCTCCATCGGTCGCTTGAAGGGCGTGACCAACATCTAATCGATGTTGCGAGTCAGTCACAACTGACGTAGAATCAAGGGCGAGCTCACAAGGCTCGCCCTTTTTCTTTACAAGGAGTAATCATGAAAATTCGTATCGTTCAACACGGCTTCGAGTCCTTCTCGGGTCTGCTGGGAGATGTCCGCTTTGAAGATGGCCTGTCTGTGAGTGAAGTCAACGCACAGCAAGCCGACTACGTTCGCGCCATGTTCGTCACCGAGATCGTCGAGGTCGCGGAAGGTGAACAAGCTGCTGCCGATGAGGCTGTCGAAGTCGAGCAGCCTGCTGCCGAACAGGCTGTCGAAGTCGAGCAAGTCGAGCAAGCCGCTGCCGAGCAAGACGCTCAAGCAGAAGTCGCCACGCCTGACGCCGAAGCCACCGAGCAGGTCTCCGAATGAAGCTGCGCCTCACCCAAGCGGGTTTCGAGAACTACACCGGCCAGATGGGCGTGGTGATGTTCAAGGACGGCCTGTCGGAGGGTGATGTGCTGCCGATCGATGCGATTCGCATCTCGGCCGCCATTGGCGCCGACTGGGAAGACGGTACTGCCGCCAACGTCGGCGACATGTACCTGAACAACATGGACGCACCTGCCCACATCGGTGGTGGCGTCATTCGCGAAAGCGACGAGGTCGAACAGGTGGAAGAGGGCGCTGCAACGCAAGTCGTTGCCGGCACCGTCTACTCGAAGGACGACCTGGCCAAGATCGCCGATGCAGATGGCATCGCTGGTCTTCGCGCCATTGCCGAGCCGATGGGCGTCAAGGGCACTTCGATCGTTGGCCTGATCGAAGCGATCCTCAAGAAGCAAGGCCCTACGGAGTAATCAATGGCGCTCGACATCTACCTTGCCGACACGGAAGTCACACTCACCATCGACCTCGTCGATGCGGCGGGTAATGAACTGAGCGTCAACTCCGTCCAGTATTCGGTGCTGGACATGAACGGCGAAGCGCTTGTGCCACAAGCCAGCCTGGCGAGCTTCACCTCGGGTGATAGCCAGGCTGTCGTCGTCATCACCGATTCAATCAACGAGCTGACCTCGCCCAACACCCGCGAGATTCGCACGGTGGAGCTGCGCTGCGAGACCGACACCGGCACGATCGGCATCAGCAAGACCTACGCCATCGAGACGACCGACCCGCTGGCCATCCCCGACACGAGCTTCCAGACATACCCGATGGCGCAACTGACGGCGCTCGACATCCCCAACATTGCTGCCTTCAACTCGGCGAGCGAGTCTGAGCAGATCGCGGCTCTGATGGATGCTCGAGAGCACATCGTCCAGTTGAACTTCAACATGCTGAACTCCAACGTGAACTTCGGCCAGGACAGCCTGCACTACGTACCCGAAGGCTCTTTCCAGTCGGCTTACGTGTCCCGCAACAGCCTGTTTCTCTTCAACGGCAACCTGAACCTGCTGAACGAGACCCAGTTCAACCAACTGCCCGAGAAGTTCAAGCGTGCGCTGCGCCAGGCCCAGGTGGTCGAGGCCAACGCCATTCTGGGTGGTGAGCCCGATGACGCGAAGCGAGCGATCGGCGTCATCGAAGAGCGGATCGGCGAATCGACCATCAAGTTCGGCCAGGGCGCCAAGCTGTCGCTGCCCGTGTGCAAGCGTGCGCTCGGCTACCTGAGCTACTACGTGAGCTTCGCCAAGCGGATTGGACGCGGCTGATGCAGTACGAAGACTTCGCCAACCAACTGAAGTCGGAGTACGAGCTTTTCCTGTTCGCGCTCTCGGGCCGCTACCTGTCGCTGATGGCGCCGGGTATCGCTGCGTCCCCAATGAGCATCAACCAGTTCGAGCAGTCAGCGCGGGAGCTGCGTGCAACCTTCTTGCAGACCGCCAATCGATCGATCGTAGGGTACGTCGCGGGCGTCGCCGTGGATACCGTCTCGGAGCTGACCCGTGACTTCGGCGAGCAACTGGCCGACGCATCGGCTCAGAACATCGACTCGCTGGTCACGCGCATGAAGGGCGTGAAGGTCAACGCGCTGGATGCGGTCGGTGACGTGCATGGCGCGATGGGCCTGCTCTTGCAGCAGAAGCTCGCCACACCCGAGTTCAACGTGGTCACGGCGTCCGGCCGGACGTTCAAGGCTGCACCCCTCGTGCGCTCGCAGGCCCGTCACTTCGCCTACCAGACATGGCTGTATCAGCAGATGGTGAGCCAGTCATGGGAAGGCGATCTGGCCCAGGTGGTCTACGACGACCCCAACCACGACAACCACGGCCTCGTCTTCTCGATGTCGGGCGCCACGCCAGGCTATCCGAGCTTCGATGACCTGATCGAGGGTGTCTTTCACTACAACGCCAACGCGAAGATTGCGCCCCATGTTTCGCCCTAACCAAACCTGCATCATCACCGTGGCGTCCGGTCGCACGGACGTGTATGGCCAGCCGCTTGCCGCCACCAAGGTGCGCGAGCAGTGCGCGGTCGTTCGCCTGGCCACGACCAACCAGAAGAGCGCCGTTCGCGCAGACAGCTCCGCCTCACGCGGCAACGCCAAAGAGATCGTGACCGACTCGCTGATCCTGCTGACGGCCCGTACCGTTGCCAACATCGATGACCTGATCGACATCGGTGGCGTGACGCTTCGCATCCTCTCCAAGCACCCGCGCTTCTCGGTGGCCGGCGCGTTGGATCACTACGAAATCACCGCCTCGGTCTGGAGCTGAACATGGACTTGATGCCAATCGCCAACAAGCTGGAGTTCGAGGGTCTGGGCACCCAGGGCAAGACGCTGTTCGTCAACTTCATGCCGATGGAGGCCAAGACCGCCATCATGCTGCGCAGCCCACTGTCGGGCGCCACGATCGACCACGAGCTGCCTGGCTACTTCAAGTCGCCGTTCATGGTGGTGGTGCGCTCTCCTGAGTACACCGCCGCGCTGGCCAAGATGCAGGAAGTCATGCTCGCGCTGACCCTCTACAACGAGGAGCTCGACGGCATGTCGGTCAAGCACATGTACCCCGTGACTCTGCCGATCTCGTTTCCTGTCTCCGATGGCAACTTCTACGAGGTGCAGGTCAACTTCGAGACCGCCTTCTCGGGAGCCAAGTATGGGTATGGAACTTGAGGGTGCTGACGAACTGATGGTGCTGCTGCGCCAGCTCGGGCCCAAAGCCACCGACGGCATCTTCCAACAGATGAAGGTCGAGGCCAGAACGATTCGAGACACCGCTCGCAGCTACGCCCCGATCGACCACGGCAACCTCGAAGACGCCATCAAGATGGAAGTCCTGAGCGGCGGTCGCGACGCTCGAGGCCGCTTCGTTCGCAAGGCCGTCTCGGTGTTCATCGACATGGAAGCCGAAGGGCACAACGGCGAGCTGATCTCGCAGTACGCCTACATCATGCACGAGCATCTGACGCCGTATGGCCCACTGAACTTGGGCAAGAAATCTCGAGCAAAAGACGGTG